GAGCCCATGGATGCCGCTGCGAGCGACGAGGATCGACAGCTGCGACTACGGCCCCGGCTACATCGAAGCCCGTTGCTTGGCCGCGCTGCAGACCGCCGAATCCCTTAGCCAGGCCTTGACCGAGGGGGCAATGATCGCCGCCGAAAGTAAGAATGTGGTCCGCCCTGGCGGGGCTACCAGCATCAATGATTTGGTGGCATGTCGAAACGGCGGCTATGTGATTGGCCACCCAGACGACGTGAAGGAGCTGGGCTCCGATGGTCGCAGGGGGCAGGGCCTCGTGGTGGCGGAAGCCCGCCTGCAACGGGTGGAGGCCTCGCTGAAGCGGGCCTTCATGATGTCCAACGTCCGCGACAGCGAGCGGACCACCGCCGAGGAGATTCGGATGGTGGCCCTGCAGATGGATGAAGGGCAAGTCGGGATTTACAGCATCCTCACGACTGAGTTCCAGTACCCGTACATCACCAGGAAGCTCCACGTCCTGACCCACCAAGGAAAGATCCAGCTACCTGAGGATCTGGTAAAGCCGGTGGTGTCGGTTGGCCTGGCCGCTGTTGGCCGTGGCAACGATCTCGAGAAGATGATGCGGTTCATCCAGGGCCTGGAGGCACTGGCCAAGATCGTGGGCCCCCAGGAGGTGGCAGCTCGCGTCGATGTAAGCGATGCCATTACCCGGCTGAGCAATGGCCTGGGCCTTGAATCGATCGGCCTGGTTCTCTCGGAGGAGAAGGTCAAAGAGATCAAGGCGCAGCAGCAGCAGGCAGCGCAGCAGCAGCAGCTGATGCAAAGCCCCATGGCGGATCCGGCAAAGCTGGCCACCGCTGCGGCCACCGCCCAGCAGATGCAGGGCGAACCCCCGCCCCCCGAATAACCCCCTGAACCATGAGCACCACCACCGAACAGCTCCTTAGCCTGGTGCGCCCAGGCGAGGAGGACCGCCTTAGCGCCGCACTGGATGAGATCGAAGCGGAAGGCAGCCAGCCGACCAGTGAGGAATGGGATATGTCCCACCCCCTCGATCAAATGCTGGCGGCCGAGGAGCGGGCCGAGCAGCAGCAGAAGGCCACGCCTCCCCGGCGGCCAGCTGCATCTGCGGCGGATGACAGCAGCGACGCCGACGACCTGCTGGCCGACCTGCTCACCCCGGCCGAGGACGACACCACCACCGACGGCGACCAGGCCACTGACGACGAGATCCCGGCCGAGTACCGCGGCAAGTCGCTGAAGGAAGTGATCGCCCTGGCCGAAGCCAGGGCCAAGGCGGCGCCCGCCACCGGGAACACGCTTCCCCCGGAGGCCTACACCCCCGAGCTGGGCAAGGCCCTCTACGGCGATGCGCTGACCGGCCTATTCACTGCTGCCGAGGTGAACCCCCTGCAGCTCGATGCAACCCTGCGGGCCGGGGGCGACGTGAGCGAAGCGGTGGAGGCACTGGCCACAAAGGCAGGCCTACCAAAAGCCGTGGTGCAGACCTATCTCAATGGGGTCAAGGCCTCCTCTCCATCCTCCGCGCCCCAGCTGAGCGCGGAGGATGGTGCTGCGATCCGGCAATCGGTTGGCGGCGATGAGAAGTTCCGGGCGCTGAGCGGCTGGGCCCTTGCCAACCTGAGCGAGGTGGATTTGGCTGGCTACAACGCAGCCATCGACTCCGGCAACAAGGCGCTGGCCGCGTTTGCGGTGAAGGCCCTGCAGACGCAGGCCGCCGCCGGCAGCAACCCACGGCCCCGCAGTGAGCCACAGCTGGCCAGGGGCGGGCGGGGCCAGTCATCGATGCGGTTCGGTTCGCTGGAGCAACAGAACGCGGCTGTCGGTCGCCGCAACGCTGCCGGCGAACGGCTGATGCACGTCGATCCCAAGTACGCCAAGCGGGTCAGGGAGGCCATCGCTAACTCGCCGGATTGGGCTTGAAGATGTAACATCAGCGCAACGACTACTACACCTGTGCAGCGCTGGCCTCCCTGCGGGAGAGGTTTGCGCAACATTCACCGGTGAAGTCTGCCGTTACAGCTACAGCGTCTCTGCATCGTTTAGCCCCCTAAGGGGGAATCGCTGAACACAGGTTGCAAGAAGCCACGGGCAAACAACCCAAACGCTTTTTGCAACCATGGCGGTTAATGATGCCTTGCTGGCCAGGCTTGGCCAAATCCGGGGAACCGGCGCAGTTGATGCTGTATTCCAGAAGCTCGGACAATCCGAAATCCTGAACGCGATGAAGCGCGAGTGCGTCTTCAACAATTTCATTAAGACTCGGAACATTAAGAGAGGCAAGAGCTTCGACTTCCAGATCACCGGTCGCGCCACTGCCGCCTACGTAGAGCCTGGCGTGCCGTTGCTGGGTGGCCTGAGCGGCAACTCCCCAGGTGACAACAACGTCAAGAACATCGCCGTCGATGGCCTCATGGCCGCTGATCAGGCGATCTTCGACCTTGACCAGCTGATGAACTACGCCGATGTGGCGTCTGAATACTTTGAACAGCTGGGCATCGCTCTGGCCTGGGAGCGGGACAAGCGCATCGCTCGCATCATTTTTGCAGCGGCCAACAGCACCGTCGAGCCCTTGGCCCGAACGGTCAACACTGGCCGAATCGGCTTCAAGAAGACCTTGACGGCTGGCTATGCCACCGCATCGAAGCAAGCCAAGGGTGATGAGCTGGCGTCCGCCATCGGCGACGTCAAAGTTGCCATGAAGAAAAAAGACGTGCCCACGTCCCAGCTGGTCTGCGTGGTGCCACCGGATGAATACGACTTCCTCAATGAGGGCACTCGTGTTATCAACACGGATTTCAACGGCGGCCAGAGCAACGGCACTATCGCCAATGGCGCGGTTGGCCGGGTGAAGGGGATCCCTATCTACGAATCCAACCACCTGATTCAACCCGCCTACACGCTGAGCACGTTCGACAAGAACCCTGACTACGCTCAGGACCTGACCAAGTGCCGGGCCTTGATCTTCAGCAAGGAATCTGTCGGCATGCTCACGCTGCGGGCTCCCAAGTTCCAGATGACCAACGCAGACAGCACCTTCAACATCCAATACCAGGCCACACTTGGCGTGGCCACGCAGTCGATCGGCATCGGCCGACTGCGGGATGAATGCGCTGCCTGCATCGTGATCCCCTGAACTCTTGCACTTGTGTATCGCTTCGGCGATGCTTGACTCGGTCCTCGCCGAATCATCTGGCCCTCGGCTTGCCGGGGGCCTTTTTCATGGCAGCCGATAGCATGTGCTCTACAGCGCTGGATCGTTTATGGGCCTGGCCAACCAGTCAGCGACGCCAGGCCGCACCACGCTGCTGGATGCCGTAAACATCGTGCTGGCCGTGATCGGCGAGGCCCCGGTCAACAGCCTCGACGACCCGGTGATGATGGAATCGAGCATCGTCGAGCGAACCCTGCTGGAGTTTCACAAGCAGGAGCAGACCAAGGGCTGGAGCTGGAACTCGGAACAGGACTACCCCTTCGCCGTGGCCACGGACGGCACCATCACCGTGCCGAGCAACCTCACCCGCTTTGCCCCCGACCCATTCCAGTGGGACGGGCGCTTCATCCTCCGGGGGCAGCGGGTCTACGACCGGACGAACCGCACCTACGTGCTGACGGGTGCCGCCGTCACACAGCTCACCGCCGATGTGGTGTGGACGCTGCCGTGGAATGACTGCCCGGAGGTGTTCAATCGGTACATCAGCATCCTGGGCGCCAGGGCTTTCGCCAACCGGTCCCTGGGGTCCGACTCGATCGAGCGTTACACCCAGCAGGACCTGATGATGGCCAGGGCCGAGTTGGACCGGAACGAGCTGCAGCAGCTCCAGCCCAATGCCCTGAGCGGCCAGCGCGGGGTGATGCCGTTTGGCACCTTCAACCCTGCTGCTGGGTTAGCCGGCCGCAGCAGCCCAAGCTGGTTTGACTGATGGCTGAACTCTTCACCTCCACGGTTCCGAACCTGATCCAGGGGGTCAGCCAGCAACCGGACGCGCAGCGGGATCCCACCCAGGCGAAGCTGCAGATCAACGGGGTCAGCAGCAGCGCGGAGGGTTTGCGCAAGCGGGATCCCACGCAGACCCTGGCCAGGGTGAGCCCCACCAGTCTGGGCGATGTGTTTGTCCACGCGATTTTGCGCGACCGCACCGAGCGGTATCTGGCGGTGATCAGCAGCAGCGCCGTGAAGGTGTTCGACCTGGACGGCGTGGCGCAGACCGTCAACGCCCCCAGCGGCTACGGCTACCTCTCCGGAGTGACGGATGCGAAGCGGCAGATCCGGTGCGGCACCGTGGCCGACTACACCTTCGTGGCCAGCTCGCTCAAGGTGGTGGCGATGGATGCGGCGGTGGCTCCCGCCGTGGCCAGGCCGGCGGCTAACGAGGCACTGGTGTGGATCCGGGCCGCAAATTACGGCCAGACCTACAAGGTCTTCGTCAACGGCATAACAGCCACGGTCAAAACCGTTGTGTCCCCGGTGGTGACCATTGGCGGAGTGACAACCACCAACACGATCAGCACGGCCGACATTGCGGCGCAGCTTTCTGCCGCCCTGCTCTACGGGGCTGCCTCGACTCTGACCTTCTCAGCATCGGCCACAACTCTGGTCGGCACGGCGAACGGGGTGGCCACCACAACGGATGGCGACGGGTCGGGACTACTGGTGAACGTGACCGGCGCCGCCGGGTTCGTCTCCGCCTGTGCAATCAGCAGTGGCGGGGTGGGATACCAGGCGGGGGCCAAGATTTATGTAGCCCGGAACCTCCTGCAGGGCGGCACGGACACCACCCCGGTGCAAGTGGCGACGGTGGCGACCGCCGCCGCCGGCCTCCTGTCTGGGGTGACGATCGCCAGGTCCGGCTCCGTGCTGTGGTTGCAGTCAGCGGCGACCATCACGGTCAGCGCCACCGATGCCAGGGCCAACGCGGACATCACCGCGATCACCAATTCGGTGCAGTCATTTACCAGTCTGCCGACGATCGCGCCACAGGGTTACCAGGTGGAGGTGACGGGCGACCCGACAAACAACTTTGACGGCTACTACGTGATGTTCGAGCCCCGATCCGGCGCCGGCACCTTCGGCGAGGGCGCCTGGGAGGAGACCGTGGCGCCAGGAGCGCAGTACAGGCTGGATCCGGCCACCATGCCGCAAGTGCTAGTGCGGCTACCGGCGGGCACGTGGTACTTCGGGCCCCTCAACGGTGCGGCGCTGACGGGCCTCACCCTTCCAACGTGGGGGCAGCGAACAGCCGGCGACAGCGAATCTGCACCGGACCCGAGCTTCGTTGGCCAAGCGGTGAACGACATCTTTGTACATCGCGGGCGGCTTGGGATCCTGGCCGACGAGAAGCGAATCTTCAGCCGGGCCAAGGACTTCTTTGCGTTTTTTCCGGAGACTGTGACAACGGTTCTGGACTCGGACCCGATCGACAAGACCGCCAGCAGCTCCAAGGTGTCCGTGCTGCGCTATGCGGTTCCCTTCCAGGGGGAGATGCTGCTATTCAGCGATGATTATCAATTTAGATCCTATGCAACTGATGCCGCGCTAACGCCAGCAACGGATGCAATCACGATCCTTACAAGCTATGAAATTGATCCAGGGGTACGGCCCATCCAGATGGGCGGCTCGGTTGTGTTCTGCCAGGCCAACGGGGAATGGAGTCAGCTGCGCCAGTTCTCCGTGCGCGGCGCCGGCACTGCGCTGGTCGGCGATGCCGAAAGCATTACCGATCATGTGAGCAGCTATATCCCGTCCGGGGTTTTTCAGCTTGCAGCCAACGATACGGGCAATTCGCTGTACTGCATCAGCAGCAAGACCGGCTACACAAACAGGATCTACACATATAAATACTTCTACCGGAATACCGGCAGCGGGATCGAGCGGGCCCAATCCAGCTGGAGCTACTGGGAGCTCCCTGGGGCAGACATCATCCTGTCGATTGTGGCGATTCAGGAAACGCTCTACCTCCTGGTCCAGCGCGAAGGGGGGGTGTTCCTTGAAAAAATGCCGGTGCTTGATCGGCAGTCGGTCGCCGCAGCGCCGTACCCGCTGTTGCTCGATCGCTGGGTCAGCACCACCACCGCCAGCCCAGCCGCCATGCGAGTGCCCGCTGGCGTCTACAGCTCTGTGACGCGGAAGACGACCTGGACGCTGCCATTCACGATCAGCGCCACGGCCCAGGCCTGGTCCGCCTACCAGCCGGGCTACCAGGGCGGGGTGTTGCTGGGATCCGCCAGCAGCGGCAACACGATCACGGCCAGCGGGGATTGGTCGGCGGCGCAGGTCTACTTCGGAGAGCCCTATCTGTTCCGCTATCGACCATCGCGGTTCAAGCCGATGCGGACCCAGGGCGGCGGTCAGGTGGCCAGCAACACGCTGCGGGCGCAGATCCGCCAGGCCCGGTTGAGATACCACGAAACCGGCTATTTCCAGGTGCGGGTCACGCCCACTGGCAACCGCGACGAGGCGGTTTACACCTTCCCGGGCAGCACGGTAAGCCTGCTGCAGGGCGTGGACGAGGGCCAGGAGGAGGTGTTCCGCATCCCGATGTTCGGCCGGGGGGAGAACATCACGGTCACGATCGAAAACGACACGGCGCACCCGTGCAAGTTCTCAAGCCTGGAATGGACCGGGCTGATCACCGGCAGGGGCCGGGCGGTGCAGCAATGAAATGGGCCCATGCCACCAGCGACGTGGTGGACTTCATCGGCCACAACCTGCGGGAAACGGACCGCCACGAGGTATGGCTGAGCAATCGCCTGAGCCCCCTCGAAGCCGTGCGACAGAGCTGGCTGGCCAGCCTCGGTACCGAGTGCCATGCCGTGGTTGATGACGGCGGCGTGCCGGTGGCGTTGTGCGGCGTTGCCGGGGGTGGCGTGATCTGGATGCTTTGCACTGATGGATTGCTGGCCACCGCTGCCAACCGGCGGCAGTTCATCCGGGAGGGGAAGGGCTGGGTAAACCGCTGTCTCCAGCGCTATGGTCCACTCAGCAACTGGGTTTTTGCCAAGAACTTGGACTCGATTCGGTGGCTGAAATCGCTTGGTTTCTCGGTCTACCCACCGACTCCGTTCGGCCCCAGCAGCGCTTTGTTCTGCATGTTTAAAGGGGTGCCGAAGTGATAATCGATCCGATCAGCGCAGGGGTTGCGGGCGTCAGCACTGTGCTGAACCTGTTCCAGGGTGCGCAAGAAAGTGCGGCTGCAAAGCAGGACTATCTAAATCAGAGCACTTTCCAAAAGGTAACCAATCAATTTGCCCAGTGGCAGGCCGGTCAAAACCAGCGCTTCAGTGATGCCAACGCCCAGTATCAGTTCTGGGGCCAGCAGGTGCAGTACCAGCAGCAGCTGGGCTATGTCCACCAGCTGCAGAGCTTTGAGCTGGCAAAACAGATCAACCAGGCCAATGTGGTGCGCGACAGCCGTGCCGCCGCTGGTGCGGAGTTCCTCGGCAACTCGCAGGCCGCATCGAACCGCCTGCAGGAGGTTGCCATGCAGTCTGCGGTCGCGCAGCAGCAGTACGGCTGGCGGACACTGCAGGCCAGGGCCTCGGTGCAAGCCATGGACGCCGAGGGCCTTTCCGTTGATCGGCTGATCAACAACTACGCCCGGCAAGCTGGCGACTACAACACGATCGCGCAGATCAACGACCGGTTGCAGCGCAATCAGTTCAGCCGGGAGCAGACCGCTTTGGTGGGGAGATACCTGAGCGAGTGGAACAGCCAGCAGTTCTACACGCCGACTACCTACATCGAACCGATTGAGCCGTTTGCGCCGATGCCTGCGCTGATGCAGCCGGCGGCCCCGTCAATGACCGGCACTGGCCCTAGCGGCAACGCCGCACTGCGGATTGGCTCAGCCCTGCTGGGCGGCGTGGGCACCTACGTCAGCACCGCGGCCGGGCTCAAAGCAGCGGGGGGTAAGTGATGGAAACAAATCTCCCCCTCGGCCAGGTCAACCCGGAAGCCAAGCCGGTGCAGTCCTTCATCCAGCCGGCGCAGATCCAGCCGGGCGCCATTGCGGGCCCGCCGGCCATGCCCCAGCTGCAGGGGATCACCACCCTTCGCGGCCCAGATCAGACCAGCTACGGCGGCGTCAACCGATTTCAGGAGCTGGCGCAAGCGCTGGCGCCGTTCAACGCCAACCTGACGAGCGCACTCCAGGGTGTCGGGGAAGCCGCTGCTGGCTGGGCATCGCAACAGGGGGAGGCCAGCGTCTTTGCCAAGAACATGGCATTGAAGGCCCTCAGCCAGGCAGACGCGACCAACGAAGCCGGTGCCTTCGATTACGCCAAGGTTAACCGCGAACTAGGCAGGCGCGACCCGGAGGCGGGGATCCTGATGAACCTGCTCAACCCCTACCGGGAGCAGGGGGTGCAGCGGGGGCTGGCGAAGCTGGCCGGCGCCGAGGCCGAGGCCGGGATGCTGGGCGCCTACGAAGAGATGGGGCCAGCCATGTTCCTCTCGCCCGACAAAGGGCAGGGGGCCCTGGCGCAGATGAGGGCTGGCTACATCCGCCAGCTGACCGAGAAGTACGGACTCGATATTGGATCACCGGGCTTCCTGAACTATGCCCTGCCGAAGATCACTGCCGCCGAGGAGAAGATCGGCAACAGGGCCCGCGAGGACCGGGTGAAGTTCCTCGACAGCACCCTGCCGGGCGTGGCCGCGGGGCAGATCCGCAGCCTCGTCATGGATGTGCAGCGGCAGGCGCTCGGCGGCGCCCCCCAGATCACGATCGGCAGCTCGGGGGTGATGCTCGACCGAAAGAGCCCCACCTTCAACGAGGACGCCCAGGCCGAGGTGATGACCCAGGCCAGCAAGATCCTTGCCTACCACTCCGGACTGATGGGCAACGGCGGGCAGCCACTGAAGCTGGCCGAAACGGTCTACAAGGCGCTGCGCACCGAGGCGGCTTACGCGCAGGATCCGGTGTTCAAGAACATCGTGGATCGCATCAAGGCGGGGCCCACGTTCTGGGACCCGGTCGCCAAGCGGGCGGTGCAGCAAACGCTGGCGCAGATGTTCCCGGAAACGGCCGCCGACACCGAGATGAAGTACGGCTGGGCGGTGCAGAAGCGCCAAGAGGAGCAGGGGGTTCAAAATTTCAGCGACATGCTGATCAATGGAGCCCCGGCTTTTGGGAACCTGCCGGCGGTGGGGGGCATCTACCAGCCCGGCAATGAGGCCCCCCTCGATCAGGCCGCCATGGTGGAGCGCAGCAATCAGCTCCTGGCGCGGTTCCGGCAGCAGAACCCCAACGCTCCCGTGGCGCCACTGCTGAAGGCGATCAACGATCAGCTGGGTCTCCAGATCGACATCAAGGGCAAGAGCTATGCCCCGGATGCCGGCGAAGATGTGCTGGCCAGGGCCCGTGATGCCTGGGGCGCGGACTTTGACCCGGCGGCGCTGCGGCGCGAGCTGGCTGCAACGCGGGGGCAGATCAACCCGTCGAAGTTCGGGGAAACGGCATCCAAGCTTGAGTCAATCATTCGATCCAAGGACGGCCGATCCGCCACGCTGGCCCCCGCCGAAGTGAACCGAGCGGTGGAGGCCGCCAAGGATGCAGCGCTGGCCGCCAACTACGGCGCCAACTACAAGGAGATCCAGCGAGCCGGCGGCACAAACGCCAAAACCGAGCGTGCCGCCAACCTGGCCGAATCGGTGCGGCGGTACAACTCGGCCCTTTACCCGGCCGTGAACAGCGCCGTCGCCGCAGCAGCCGCAAAGAAAGGCGGACCGCTGAACCCTGGGGAGACCTACGAGGAGGCCAGCCGCGCCGCCGCAGACTTCGCCACCAAAAACCCGACAGCCTTCAACCTGCTATTCCCTGGGGGGCGAATCTCCGGCGCCCCCTCGCTGCCGGGGCTCAATGCCATGGCACCGGATCCGAATGCCCCCAAACCCAGCGGCAAGCCGGCCGGCCCTCCCGCACCACCGACCTGGGGCGTCAATCAGCTCGACACGATGCCCAACCGGCAACAGCGGCTCCGCAACTACCAGAACGAGTCAATCCTGAGCAAGGAGGCAGTCGGCCGAGAGCTGGTGAATGCCGCGAACGGTGGCGGCTTCTCTCCCCAGCTGAGGCGTGCCGCCATGGATGCGCTGGCGCCATCGCCAGCGGAGTTCCTGCGGGTCCAGGGGGCCCGCTACGGGATCAACGTGCCACCGGAAGCGATGAAGCGCCTGAACGATCAGAGCAGCGCCATCACGACACCGCAGCGGTACCTGGTGGCCATGGCCTCGCAGGGTCAATCGGCGCTGGGCAGCTTCGGCCGCTGGGCCATGGATGCCGCCACGGGGGCGCAACCGGTTTCGGCTGCCGAGTGGCCAAGGTTCGGGGCCCGCAGCGCGGCGCCTGGCCAGTTCACGATTTCGATGCGTGCCCGTGGTGGCGGAGGCGGCTGGGATGGCGGAGCCCCTTTTATGGGTAGCGGCGGCAGGGCCACCAACAGCTCGGGGCCCGGCCCTGGATGGAGCCAGGTCGTCTCCTGGGCCAAATCGGCTGGGGCAAAGTTCCCGGATCTTGTCGCCGCCCAGTGGGCGCTTGAGTCGGGCTGGGGCAAATACACCAGCGGCAGGAACAGCTACTTCGGGCAAAAAGGACCCGGCTCGCGCAAGAGAACGTGGGAGGTAATCAACGGGAAGCGCGTCGACGTGGTTGACAGCTTCATGGATTTCGCCAGCCCGCAAGACAGCGTGAACTATCTGGTGAGCAAGTGGTATCAGGGCGACCGTGGCGTCAACCGGATGCCAAGCCTTGAAGAAGCAGCGCGCGAGCTGAAGAGACAGGGGTACGCAACCGACCCCGAATACGTGAACAAGCTGCTGCAAATCATCAGCAGCCATCGCAGGAGGTAACGGCTATGCCCCAAGAACTAACGAAGGTCAATGGCCGTTGGCAGCTGGTCGGCGACGACCACTCGCAGGATCACATCCCGCCGCCGCCGACTCCCGGCCCCAAGCCGAAAGCCAAGGCCAAGCCAAAGGCCAGGGCCGCGGAGAAACCGTGGTGGCATCCGATCGTCAACGAACTGCGGTATGCCGGGAAGCAGATCAGCAGTCTCCAGGAGACGCAGAAGCCGGGGACCAGCCAGCCGCCATGGAAGGACCCGTTACAAGTCGTACTGGAAAGGGTGATTCCCGAAGCAAGGCTAATTTCCAACATCCAAGGGTCTTCACCTGTATTGCGGCAGGTGAATGCGGCATCCAGTTTCGGCGCCCTCCAAACAGCAGGGGAAGGGCTGATTGCCCTGGGCCAGAAGATTTTGGCGCCGGGCAAGTACGCGGACCCCCGCCGATCGCCACCGGGTCGAGCGCTAAACGCCATTACCAGAGCCGGCTACGAGATGCTGGGGGCCAAGCAGCCGGAGGATCTGACCGAGGGGCAGCGCGGTGTGATCGACAACATGGGCCGCATGGCTGGCATTGAGGCCGCCACCCTGCCAATCGGTGGAGCTGTTGGCCGACGCGTCGTTGTTGGTGGCACGAGCTGGGCCGCCAGGGGGCTGCGATACGGGACCGCCCTGGGCGTGACCCATGGCATGGGGGCCCTGCTGCAGGACTCCACCCAGGGCAACATAAGCAACATGGTGGGAGCCCTCACCGGCATCGACGGCGTGCCGCTGTCGGTGGACCCGACAAAGGACGACCGGGTGAAGGCGGCCGTCAAGAGCCTGATCCCCAACATCGTCGGCGGTGAGCTGCTGGGCCTGGCCGGATCGGCTGGCGCCAGGGCCGTGGGCAAAGGCTTCCGCAGCATCCGCCGATACCATCGGGCAGCCGGCGCCAACACCGCTCACACCACCGCCGGGGAGAAGCTGAAGGCCCGGGGGCTGGTGGAGGAGATCGAGGGGCAGCAGCGCTTCACCGAGCAGGCGCTGGAGAAGCCGGCCCCGGTCCCGATCCCGCAGACCCCCGACCAAGCCCGCGATGCGGTGCTGGCCCGATGGGGGCGGGGTGGGCAGCAGCCGAGCACCACCCCCATGGAGCCGCAACCCGTTGCTACCACTAACGGCGCCGAACTTTCACCGGCCCCAGACGCCATTCCGGTCACCGCCCCCGTGGAGCCACCCGCGCCAGTCCCACGAGAGGACGGCCCGGCTTATCAGGAGTGGCTGCGGAAAAACGCCTCGACCGCCATCGTTCCGGTCAAGCCAGTCGAATCTGCTCCTGTCGCCACCCTGCCTCGGCAACCCTTGGCGCCACGAGATGAGCTGCGTGGTGAGGGACTCGCCGATCCATGGGGAATGGGCCCTGATCCCAGCAGCCCTGCGCAGCAGTGGCTGGGCGCCAGGACAGGCGCACGGCAAGAGCCCCCCGCTCCAGCTGTCAAGGAATCCTTGACAGCTCCGGCGGCGGCGGCCGAGGAAGTCGCCCCGCTCGATCCGTCGTCCTACGACCCGGCCCTGCCAGAGGTGGCGGATGTGCAGAAGCTGGTGAGCCAGTTGGACCTGGCCGAGCTCCAGGCGCTGGCGGTCGTCGGCGCCGATGGCGGCCCTGCGCTCCAGCACATCGAGGATGTGATCGCCTCCAGGCCGACGCCGCAGCCACGGCCGGAGATCAGCGAAGCCTGGGCCGGTGTGCCTACCAACTCGCTCAGTGAGATCTACCTCAACGGCATTAACGATCTGCAGCCGTGGACCCAGCTCCTCGACAAGATCAATCTCACCACCCTCAAGGAGCTGTCGCATCCAGAGGCAAGCCCGAGGCTGTCGCAGCTGATCAGCGACGCCACCGGCAAGGCGTGGGACGCCTTCGACCGCGAGGACATGATCAACGGGATCAAGGCCTTGTCGGCAGAAGGAACCACGATCCTGCCGAACCGGCTCAGTGGTGACGTGCGCCTGATGCGCGTTGCAGACCTGGCCGCAGCGCCCCAGGAGTTTCAGTACAAGGAAGGCGTTGACGCGAAAGGCGTCCAGATCGCCAGCCACCTGCGGGACGTGAAGAAATGGGACCCCAACGCCGAGGGGGTACTGGACGTCTTCCCTGACCCCCGTGATGGCATCACCAAGGTGGTCGAGGGCCACGGCCGGCGAGCACTGGCGATGCGGCTTGGCGTCCCAACGGTGCTCGTGAAGGAGGTGAATGCCACCAATGTTCCAGGCGCCCGATCTGCCGGCGCCATCTCCAACATTTCCCAGGGCAACGGCACCCCGTTCGATGCGGCCAAGTTCATCAAGGGCACCGGGATGACCGATAAGGCGCAGCTGCAGGCCGCCGGTATCGCCCTCGATCGAGGTTTTGGGCGGCAGGGGCTGGCCCTGAGCAAGCTGCCACAGGATATTTTCCAGGAGGCGGTCAACGACGAGCCATTGTTCAGCTGGTACGTGGCCCTGGGCGAATCGGGCCTCGATGAGCCGGGGATGCGTGGCGCCTACCAAGTGCTGAAGCAGCGGCCGAAGATGACCCTGGGCGCCTTCCGCGAGGTGCTGGATCAGGCCAAGCAACAGGGCAACGTGGTGGCCTCGTCGGCGCAAGGTGGCCTGTTTGGCGATGAAGTGCTGAACCCGATGCTGCAGCGGGCCGAGTTGAGCGCCGATGTCCGGGCGGGCCTAGCCAAGGACCGGCGCTTGTTCGGGATTATGACCCGGAACGCCGACACCCTCAGCGAGGCCGGTAACACCACGATCGACACCGCTGCCGCCGGCCATCGGGTGGCTGATGCGCAGCAGGCCCTGGGCCTGTTCGACACCCTCAAGAACGCATCGGGCCCCGTGGGGGAGCTGTTAAGCAAGGGGGCTGAGCGGATCGCGCAGGGCGAAAACGCCTCGATCGTGGCCAATCAGATCCATCGGGAGATTGGCGACAGCATCGAGCGGGAGTTGGCCAACAGCGGCATGAAGGCCACCCCGCAGGAGCTGGCAAGCATCCCCCCCGAGCTTCCCGTTACCGATGCGGCAGGCCCTGCTCGCCGCCGCCGCCGCGGCACCCCAATCAGCGATGCCCTGGGCGCAGACCTGAACGCCTTGGGCGGCACCCTTGCCAACCACGTGCGGGGGCTGGACGGGTACCTGCAGGGCCAGGCCAACAGGATCGAGGCACGCCAGCAGGCCCTTGCTGCCGAGGCTGCTGATGTCATGGCGGAGCTTCCCGGCATTGATCGGGCGACATTGGAGGCCCACGCCGTTCAGCGGTTGATTGCTAACGGAGAAGTGCGGCCCACCGAGATGCAGCCGCTCGGTCTCCCCCAGGCCCCATCGGCAGACATCAGGGCGGTGCGACGGGAGCTAGCCGCCATGGATCCAACCCTGCCGCTGGAGGACCAGCTGCCGAACATGCCCGCCACCCGGCAGGCCGCCGCCGATGAGCTGCGGCTGGCAGCGGAGTACGCCCGGCAGGATGCCGAGATCGCCTGGGCAGCAGAGAAGGCGGCGCGGGAGGCCGAGGGCTACGACCTCCTACCGCTGCAGGAGAAGAAGGCGCAGGGGCTGGGGGCCGACTGGGTGGAAACCGTCACCCCCGAGGTGATGGACACCACCGTTGGAGGGTCTTTCACCACCGAGCGAGGCGGCAGCGTCTATGCAATCAACCCAGACGGAGGCACGACCCGAACCAAGGGGGCCAGCGGCGGCATCCACCAGGGCGATGTGGGGCCCAAGGACCCCAGTGCCGTGACCGTTTATGTC